GCGAGTTGGTCGTTTCAACTTCAGATGGCAGTTGGCCATTCTCAAGAAATCTAAACACATCTATGTCTATGAAGTTATAATCCTCGCCAAACAACTGAACAATATTCTTCTTGTCTGAAACTATCTTATTATGAAACTTGGCATTACGCAATACAACCTTGACGCTCTCAAGAATATTATCCAAGCAGATGCACTCGTTATGATCTATGGGCAAACACCAATAGTCGTCGCTGACATAAAAGTAGAAGAATAATAGTGATATGTTGTTGTTGGACACATGCTTTTGATTATCCAAACAAACAGCACTGATATAAACGTGTTCAGAGTTTATGATTGAACACAGATTGTTATAGTCTTCGGTTGTTTCTACAATATGCACATGAGCAATATGGCATATCTGCGAACAATGTCAACTTATTTTAGTTACCTCTCCAATACTCAAGCGGGTTGTTCAATACTCCAGAAAGATCTATACCTTCTTCTTTTTTTATTCTATCTATCTCAAACCTATTTTGCTCAGTTACGCCAGCTTTGTCAAGAATGTTGCCTTTATATATGTTATTCTTTGGTCCAGTAATTTTCCACTTTACTTGGACTGTTTTATACAAATTTAAATTAATAGAAGATTTATCCACATAAGATATTTCATTAATCACGTTTTCATTTATCTTTTTTACAAATACGCGAGTAATATATCCCTTGTTATAATCTTCGGGGGATGGTTTTGGTTTGGTGATTAAAATATTTGTTATTTCACCAATCTCTGGAAACGTGCCGTACTGACTAGGTAATGTTTGATTGTATATCATAATACTGTGAGTGGTCTTACCTGTGCAACTAGTGTAGTAATCCACATTTTATCTTCAATATTTTGCTTGACATCTGATATTTGCCATACCGCATTTTCAAAATTATATGCTTCTGGTGCATGGTCTATCAAAAATTGAGAAAGATAGTTTACACCCGATATTCCCAATAGTTCCAACGTCAGTGTGGTTCCTGGCATTATTGCATTATTCAAGTATGGAGATTTTTTATTTGGCAGTTTCAAGATATAATTCAAAAATGTAGAATTTTTTTCACATATAAAATATTCTAGATCTTTCTTTGGGTTATTTTTATCTTGTGCATAATATACATAAAAAGCATTTTTGTTTTTATTGCTGCGAGTTTGACGTTTCTTTACAAGTTCGTCCTGTTTTTTGATATGAGCATCAACGGCACTTTCAGATGGAGTATTTCCCGATACAACCACCGTTGGTAGTTCTCCTTTTCTATATAATCTGTCTCCTGCGGAATACCTGCTTACTATAGGTGTAGCAGCGACATTTTTTGTCTGCGTGGATCCATCTGGATCTTGTTCCGGGTTTGCACTTTGCATTACCAACTGATTCATCATTTCCGAACTAAGCTTTACATCAAACGACGCGGCTCGCAAAAATGCAGAATCTATCGCACCAAGAGTTATTATTGGCAAATTTTTTGCATCATTTTTTACGGCTATACCTGGCAAATTTTCGTCATAAACGGAATATTTTCTGTTTCCATATTCGGCGGGTATTAGTTTAAGTTGACATATCTGGCATAATGACTGGTTTATTCCTTGCAACAGTTCTTCTATTAGTTTTAATACGGAATCATTTTTTTTAACCAGCGCTCTAAAATATTCTTCATTTATAAATAAATCTTTTAGAAGTCCCCAATATCCCGCTTTTAGATTTTGCGCAACCTTGCCGTCAGAATCAAGAACTTGCTCGTCTCGATACACCGGAAATGATTCTCCATTTGGATTTATTATTTCTTGCAAATTGTCAAATTTTGTTGTGTCTAAATAATATTCTTTTAAGATATCTTCTACTTTATCTTTAAACAGAAGGTTATATTTTTCATCTTCTGGTTTATAATTATTGGCTGTGCCTTCACCTTTATTTTCTTCAAATACAAACCTAGGAGCATACCTATTTGGTACCAATACATTCGTGTTGGCCGATTTCAATAACGGATTTGCGCAAACTCTCGTTTCCAATATATCAAGTTCACGTATAATTGCATTTTGCGTTCCACGCATTTCAATTTTAAAAAATGCATTAATTATGTCCTGTACTAAATCCATCCTCAACCAAAAATTTGGAGTATTCTTTGATATCGGAGTATCTTGTATTCTAAATACTCTTTTTTCTTCTTCAAAGGTCTTGTCACCGATCCTCAATTCTTTTCTTAGTTGTTTATACTTATCTTCCTTAGAATCTATGTTTTTCATGTCATCGTTTGCAAAAGAATGAAAACTTTTTACCGAAAGATAGTCCTGTTGCTGTTTTATGGTAACATCTTTGTTTGCGATTTGTTCGCCTTCTATAAGTTTATTTGCATTAATTAATGTAGTATGACAGTCATATCCACCATTATCATTCATCTTAAACCCGTAATCTACGATAAACCCCAGCCCAGCGTCATAATTTCCGTTGGATTTTTTTATATATTCGAGCGTATAACTTGGGTCAACAAACATTTGATTTATCCAGTCTAGGTCGGTCAAATCTACTAATGATACTGTATCATAATTGTTCCATCCCCATTCAATTAAACAAGTTATTCTCGGAGTTAAAAAATATGGAATAAGATAATTCAATTGCGCGAGAGAATAACATTTCCAATTTATGGTTATTTTTCTACATAAGCTGGGGAAACTAGAATTTGTTCCGCTGAATTCACAAGACACCGACTCTAAGCTAGGTGGTGGACGGTGTGGAAAATCCGTTCTCTGTTTTAATTGTTGGTTTGGTCCAAGAGCAGAAGATTTATCAAACGGTATTTGATGTGGATTTCCCCTTGCGTCTACTCCTATAGTAATTTTTCCATCTGCGTTAAATCCATAACTTTCATTAAACCCGTATGTTCCTCCCAAAACAAAACCGTCTTTACCTTTAGCATCTGGTAGCGAAGATATCCCATTTGAAAAAAATCTCGCCCATGCAGTTCTCGGTCCACTATATGGTTTAGCTTCTGTCGGGGTAGGGTTTTGCCCATATTCTCGTGCCCTTCGTTTAAGCTCATCTACTACCCACGGTGATAGTGGATGCAATCCCCACGGTACTACAGTTACGTTGCTCATAACAATTATGTGTTGTTTTCTCTTCTAAATTTTAGAATAATATTATCTATGTTTTGTGGTATTCTTATTTGTTGTCCTGTGGGTGCCTTGAGTGTTGCTTTTACGCCATTTGCTTGAGCAAGTACCCACCACAAAGTACTATCATTATAAAACCTGTGTGCAAGGTTGTCAAGATAATCTGTTTCATTTGCTACAATATATATGTCGTTCGCAGCAACAGGTATTTTTGGATATCTAGTTGTTTTAAATACGCGCTTACCATCATAGCGTTTAAAAACATTAGTTTCATTTTCAATATATCTATTCATATTACAATGTACTCCATCCTACTTGAGGACCAAAGTGATAATTTTTTGTCTGTGATTGTTCTCTTTCAATGACACTTAGTTGTACCGATACATCTATCATGGTTGGAAGCTGTCGAGAATATACATTATCTTGCGTTATGGTTTTTTCTTTTCCGTATACATACGTATATTTGTTATCTCTTAGTGTTTCCCAGTGCGCGTCGTCTGGAACGGTTACGCCTACGCTTCTTAATATAGCTGGCTGGTCTACGTATAAGTCTCCTATTCTGAATTCAATCATAGGCGGATATATAAATCCACTTTCTCTACCCGTGGTTGCAGTGTCTGGATCTTCTGATAGTAAGATTTCTTCATTAGTAACTATTGCTCTGTCTGTGTATTTACTTGGTCTAGTTAATCCTACTAAATAATTAACTCTTTCCCAGTTAGGGACCAACTCGTATATACTATTTGCGTATACTCTAAAATTAAAACTTAAGTCTCTGCTAAACCCTTTATATACAAAAAGCTTGTCTGCACGACCCATGTATTTAATGTCATCCCAATCAGCAGTATTGTTATCTTGTATGCTTCCGAGAGTGGCTCTAAATGGAATATAAATTTGATTAATCAAGTCGTAAAAGTAAAAGAAAATAAGGTCTCTTGACTGATTCGATCCTTGGGCCAAAAATAACTCATCTATGTCTCCAGTTGGAGTCAATAAGTTGTAATCGTCCGGCGTTCCTGTTTCATTAAGTTTTTTTGACGCTTTTGCAAACCCTCTGTTGTCTATTCTTATTTCATTTACTATTCCACCTTGTTCTCTCAAATATTTTAAATACGGACCTTCTGCTACAGATGATTTATCAACTACGGTAGGTTGTGCACCTGTTCCATTTGGAATAGACTCATAATTATTGTTACTGTTGACTCCTATTATCGGATTTTCTGTGTATCTTTCCGCAGAAGATCTAAATTGACCGCCTCCCGTAGTTTGATTGTATGGTAGCATTGCGACCACCATTTTTGAATACAAATCTTTTAAATTATTATATGCCGGTCTCCCGATTGCGCGGTCAATTTCAAAATCGGTTATTCCGACGGAATCCATTTGTATCTTTACACTAGGTGCATATTGTGTGGAAGTATCTCTAGGATCTTGTTTTGCTGGATAGTATTTGTGATAATCGGATGCACCTAAATTTCCTATAGGAGATGTACCTCCAGTTTGTGTACCCGTTGTTGCATATCTATCATTATAAAAGGTCTGCGGTTGATTATATGCTGTGGTTTTTAATAGCCCCGATCTATCGTTTAAAAATGAATAATAAATACCTTCTTTTCCGGTTTCATACTCTGGTCTATATTTCCATGTTTCTCCGACACTTCCTCCAAATGCCCCAAGTGGATTCGTACTTGGTATAAGTTTGCGAAGTTTATCCACCAGTCCGCTTGCCAACTTTTGTAAAAATCCTCCTCCATTATCATTTTGACCAGCATTTGATGCCCAAATTTCATTAAAATTTGAAACAGCTTTTGACGCAGTGGGGTATCTTAGCAACCCATATTTTGCTCCACCTCTTTTACTTGCATATTCAGAATATGGAACTCCATTTTCTCCAGTAGCAGTACCATCCAGTCTCGGTTTTTCCGAGTCTTTGGTAGAAAACCCAAACGTACTTAATAGAGAATCTTTGAAGAAGTTTAGCAACCCTCCGCTTGTTTCCAAATGTCTTTGTGGATATCCTATTAACCCAAGCGAACCGGGTCTTGCCGTTGCTTTCAATAAACTTAATGGATTATAGATTCTTGTTTCGTTGAATGCGTTTTGCTGCTGAAGTAATAATTGTTTCCCCGTGTATAATAAACCAATACCGCTTGTTGAAAACTTTGTCATTCTTATGACATCTCTTGCGGTAGAACCTACGGGAAATGCTGTCGTGTCGTATCTAGTTAAATTCTTTTGAAAGTTTGAGTCAGTAAGCTTCGTGTATATATAAGGCTGGTTAGATCCAATATCCCCACCAGCTTGATAATATGGACTAAACTTATTATATAAATTATATTCATTCTTTTGGAATGCTATCAGATTTTGCGCAGGTGTACTTCGCTGTATAGGTGATAGTGGAGCTAAAAATGTATTGTCTGCCATAAGTTATAAATATTAAGATGTCTTGGCCAATGTTCTAGAAACTAACGCTCCGTCCATATAAACTGAAACTTTTCCTCCAATAAGCGCCTCGTGTATCGCATCAAGTTTTTCCGCAATTTCATTTCCTCCGCTTGTTACTCCAGCGGGTGCTGCTGCACCGACTGGGGTATTTGATGCTGCGGAAATTGCCGCCATTGCAGTTAACTTTAACAAACTTATCTTTTCGAGTTCTTCGTTCATTTTTCCTATAGATACCGTCAAAACGTCTATAGATTTTGCAAATACCTCTACTTGATTAAATTTTTCAAATGCGGATGACAACATACTGATTGCCGAAGAAGTATCAAGTAGACCCGGTCCGACTTTTGCCAGTCTTTCTATCTTTGCAATTGGGTCTCCGCCAAGAAGATTTCCCACAAAAGAACCAAGACCGGCTCCAGCCGATCCTGCACCAAATGCCGCAAGAGCAACTCCAATTGCTCCAATACCCATTGCAGTTCTAGTTAAATCAATTTCCGACAGTCTTAGTATAGGGTCCACTGACCCTGCTATACCTTCTCCCAACAATTTAATACCATATCCTGCGGCAATTGCCGCTACTCCAAACGGTATCAATGCTGCGCCAAGGGCTGCTATTCCGATTACTCCCGCTCCAAATATTGCTGCACCGACACCGGACATAAGTATAGCACCAAGACCAAACGCCGCTGCTGTAAATCCTACTAATGCAAGTGCTCCTATTCCCACCGATGCCCAATCAACTTCCGAAAACATTTTCATAGAGAACGCAAATGGTAATATTGCTAATCCCACAGCAGCTATACCGAGTGCTCCTTTTAATACTTTCGCATCTCCAAAATAACTTATACCTTTTGCTACATATTTCATGAATGTTGCAATTCCTTTTCCGAGTGAAGATCCCATTCCTCCTCCAGATTTTCCAATCTTTGATGCCCCTTCAACAGCTTTACCGGCGTCGCCCAGTCCACCAAGTCCTGGTATTTTTGATGCCAGTTTACCAAGTACTGGTATTTTTGATAATCCAGATTTTATCGTTGCAAACGGAGAGGTTAGCATTTTTGCCAATCCTCCGATTCCACCTGCACCAAAAAACATTTTACCAAGTAGACCCGCTGCTCCAGCGGCAGCAGTGTATTGTACAATCGATTGTATAAGTTTTTCGTTTTCTTTATAAAATTTTTTAATGGGGTTTACTGCGTTTGATATATACTCTCCAATATCTTTAAATATTTTTACGCCTACTTCCCACTTTTTCAACCAAGTTCCTCCTTCTACAATTGTTGCCGTCAATGCCTTAAACGGATACAATATGACTTTAATAATTCCTGCTATGAATTTTAAAATGGGAACTGCTACTTCGGCAAGCGGTGTTATTATGGGCTCAAGAATATCTGCAAATGCAATGGCCAGTGAATCCATTATGTTTTTGAGCTTTGTCATTACGCCCTGCATTTTTTGTTGTGCAAGAACTTTTTGATTTTGTTGAATCAGGTCTTTTTCTTCTTCTTCGCTTCGTTCTTTCATCAGTCTGAGTTCTTCTTCCTGTCTCAGCAATTGTTGACGTTTTTCTTCGTCTGCTCCATACAATATTTCATCGCGTTGTTTTTCTACGGCCAATGCCTTTGAAATATCCTTGAGTTCCATACCAGCGGCTTTAGCGAGTTGTTCACGCTGATAAACAGTCATTCTTTCAAAGTTCCCCGCCGCTTTCACTGTCTCCAAGGTTGCTTTTAATGCTTCGTCTGTCTTTCCTTCAAATGCAAGTTGACGCGCTTTTTGGAAAGAAATACTCTTTCCAAGTAATGCGCTAAGTTCAAGTTCGTCGTTTATACTAGAAGTAAAATCCAACAGTTTTCTTTGTGATGAAGCAATCTTGTTGATATCCAATCCAAGCGCTCTTGCCGCAATTGCTGCTTTCATCAGTTTTGCGGGAGAGCCACCAATCATATTGATCGTAGTCTCTGATGCTTTAGCTACATCATCCATCACTTTTGCAAACGGCACTCCCGTTTTGTCGGAAAGAACTGCACCAAGTTTTATGGTATCAAACGCAGCCGCCTCAGAAGACTTTCCGATACCCATAAAGTTTTCAAGAACTTGCGCAGAAACTTCTTCAGCAACCCCAAGGTTTTGTGAAAGCAGAGAAACATTCATCATCGCGTCTTTGCTGATCAATGATGCTCTACCAAAAACATTTGAGAGTACTTCGGCAGACTTATATGCCTGCTCTATAGTTACTCCCATATCTCTAAATTTAATATTTATTTCTTCAGCATACTTTCTGATATGCCCCATCTGATCCACGGTGAATCCCGTTGTTCTTCTAAAATCTTCTGCTGCTTTATCAAGAGCCACAAAACGTTCATATGCCATCTGAATCAGTTTCAGAAGATTTAGTTGAGCTTGTAGTTTGTTTATTTTTTCAAGCAATTTTGCTCTTTCTTCGTGTAAGTTATTTAATCTATATTCTCTTTTTTTAGTATCTTCTTGAAGTGCCGTGCGTTGAGCCACCATTTGTCCAAGCCGTTCTTCAATTCCCATTCTATCTTTTTGCGTTTTTTTGAGATCTTCTTCTAAATTTACACTTACTCCTTCCAATTCTAGTCTTTGTTTTTTTGCAGCATTTAAGTTATCAGCAAAAAGTTCTGCTTTTCTTACCGAGTCCTCATATGCATCTTGTTGTTTAATCAAACGTTTTCCTACCGATTCTCTTTCCTGCAACAAAGCATTTTGGGTTTCTTCGGATTTTAAATTTTTCTTAGCAATAAGACTTCCTTGTATTTTGGCTTTGTGAATTCGTTCTTCTATTATGGCTCTTTCACGATAGTCACTTGTAGATTGAAGCTCGGCTGCCAAATCGGTCTGCAATCTTGCATTTTCCGCAATTTGTAATCCTAGCTGAAATCTTTCATTTGCATTTTTTAATATGTCGTCGTCTATTCTTAAAAGCGTTCCTTTTGTTTTTGATATATGTTGTTCTAACACTTCTTGTTTTTTTAATTCTGAATTTAACGCACTCCCAATTTCTTTTTCTTGCCGAACGATGTCGGCTATTTCTGCTTTAATTTCACTTATCTGTGCTGTTAGGCTCAGTTCTTGACGAGCAAGTTGTGCAATTTCTTTTTCGTCTTCTGCGATTTGTGCCGTGAGTGCACTTATTTGCGTATTGTTTGATTCAATTTGTCGGATGTGTGATAATATTTCGGCATCTATCCCTTTCAATTCTTGTTGCGCTTTATTTAATTTATCATATGTTTCGCCATATGCTCTATTGAGTTTTTTTGCCAAATCAAAAGTATCTTCCAATGTCTCATAAAAGTTGCGTACAATTTTGTTAGATTCGTCCATCGAATCACGAATCTTTATAATTTGTTCAACGTCTTCTTTTTCGATTGCCATATATCAGGTTATATTATAAATATATCCCGAACTCATCTTTTTGCCGTCGGAGGACGAGCAATCTTAGCTGGTCCACCACCTTTGGAAGCAGCTTCATTTGCCTCTTTTTCCGCCTTTTTGGCATCAACAAGCTTTTTTATATAAAAACTGCGTAAGTTGGTAGGCATATTATATACACCTTCTTGCGTAAATGCTCCATTGCTATAATAACAAAGGTCAAATATTTCAGAATGTATAGCAAGTTTACTCTCTGGTCCTATACCAAATATTTCCGTATTTATATCCATTTTTGACTTTTTTACTGCTTTACAAGATGGACAGTTGGTGTGCATACCTGTTTGATATCCCGGCGTGTTTTTTTCAAAAAATGTTCTAAATGCGCTGCTGTCGCTGGCTGGCAGTACATTATTGTAAAAACTATCAATATCTTCTATACCATCTATAGATAATGTTATACTCTTAGCAAACGCCAACCATCCATATTCTTCATAAATGTTATATTCTTTTACATTAGGAAGTTTATAGTATACTGTTTTGTTGGCTTTGGCAAACTTGTGTTCAAGCTTGTTTAAGCCACGGGTATATCTTAAAAAATAAAATGGCTTGGATCGAAAGCCAAATGACATATCAAACTCAAAATCGGCTTCACAATCGTCGCAGCGAGCTTTAAGTTTTGCTCCAGCCCCATAATTTGCTATTCTAAGATTGAGAAGTATAGATTCTTTATCACAATTTAACAAAGTGTCATAATCTAGTTCACCATCCACCATACTGGTTAAAAACTCTTTTTCGAGGAGCTTACGTTTAATCAAATTTACGTTACCCAACAATTCTTCGTGTTGAGCAGTAATAGGATATATTCTTATTTTACCAGAAGATAGCGGATGATCTATAGGATAAAAATATCCTTCAGACACAAGGTCAATTATCTCTGATTGTAACTTCACACATCTCTGTCGGACAGATTTGGCCAGAAGAAGTTTGCTCCGAGAGGAATGCTCATCTTGGTTTGATGACCGCACTTTGGGCAGTTAAAATTAAAAGTCATGTCTAAATCGGGAGTTACTTCTCTTACGTGCTTTCTGAATGCAAGGCTATCTTTTGCCGCCATTTGATTGTCTACGTAATTTTTAATTTTTGCACGATCTGTTTCGCCATCAATCGATTTGATTGTATATTTAAGTCTAGTTGTGACTTCTGGCGCAGATGCGTTTGTTCCAAGTTTTGCCAACGCTTTTAATTCTTGATCTATATCGTTTTCATCCTTGTGCGTCAATAGACTCCAAATTACTGGCTTTTTTGAATTTGGTAGAGTAAAACTAAACTTATTTTCTCCTTTTGCGTAATTTTCAAACGCAAATTCTTTTGGTTTAATATTTGATAAATCAATCTGTATCAGCGATTCTTCGCCGCATTCTGGGCACTTTATTTTTGTGGCATAGTCTTCTCCATATGCATTCTTTCTTGATTCAACAAATAACGCATTTTTGTCACCAATCAACACGTCATTCAATGTTACATTGGGAGTAGCAATAAGTGCCTTCAAAAATTCATCAAGAACAATACCCTTTTTAAGAAGATTGCTGTTGCTTAAGATATCTTCGTGTTTGGCAGTTACGTGATACAGCTCGATGGTTCCACCGGAAAGTGGATGATTAGCTGGATAAAAGTGTCCTCTTGATGGTAGTTTGACACTAATAGTAGGAACAGATTGCTTAACTGCTTCGGTATTTGCGACACTGGATGTTGCCTGCTTTGTAACGGGTATTGTATTATTTTCCATATTTAGTATAACGTTTGTTTATTCATATATATGACTCAAACTTAGTTTTTTGTATATATAAAAAGTTTCTGCCGCTAAAAAGCGGCAGAACATTGAGGTTATTTATATATTTTAATTATTTTAATCCTTTTTTCTTCAACAGATATTGACGTAGCCGGTTCATCTTTGCTTGTTTGTCAGCTTTTTCAGATGCAGCAAGATTTGCGATATCTGGTTCGGATGTATCTGTTTCTGTTCCTGCGTCCGCTTTTGCTTTTTCTATTGCGGTCTGAATTACCTTAGCATCCATACTTAGCGGAGTTTCTTCGCTATTTTTTTCAGCAATAGCGTCAATAACTTCCTGCTCTGTTGCATTTGGATTATACTTTACAAATTCCGCGACGGCTTCTTCTGTTCTGGCAATTTCAGCCTGTGATCCTGTTCCAGTTGATACAACCGGAGATGTTTTTGGACGACCCAGATTTGGATTGGTTCCTGTTTTTTGATATGAACCTTTTGGAGCCTCTGTTGGTGTGCCATCTGGTATTGTCTTGTGTCCTTTAACGGCCCACCCTGTTGGCGAGTTTGGATCTTCTACTTTAAACTTGTTACCAACCGCACCTTTTACGCGAGCCATTTCGTCAATTTCTTCACGTATCATTGACAGTATTTCTTCCTTGATACTTCCAACTTTTTGTGGGTTGGATGGCTTCTTAACTACAGGAAGTTTCTTGCCTTCTTCTTTTTCTTTTGGCTCTGATGTCGGGGTCAATGACTTTGAGTCGGCTACGTTTTCGGTATGATCTGTTGACTCCTTTGCTTTCTTGAAACCAGACAATCCTTTTGTTTCATCCAGTTTTGAGTTTTTAACGGTAATCACTTCTTCTGCGATTACTTTTAGTAGTTCTTTTAGTTCTGATTTTTTCATAGTGTTTTCTTTGAGGTTAATTCTTCTGGCATAATCTTCTGCCGCTTTTGTTGATGCATCTATTATGTTCTTGATATATTGTTCTCTCTTTTTTGGATCACGTTCTTTCAAGAATATATCATCATACGCAAGATCGGTCAAACTAGCTTCTAGTTGACCTATCTTAAAAAGATATTTTGGTGAATTGTCCATATTACCACTTTCTGCAACTCCAGTAACGTGCTTTTGTACGTGGTCCTGGATTAGCGCAATTATGACGTGCTCTAAAACTTTTCCTTCTCTTTGGATTACTCTTCTTGATACGCATCTTTTTATCGCCGAAGTTTACCTTCTTTACTTTACCGGTTGTTGGATTACGAACAAAAACTTTGAACTTTTTTACATCGCCCCTCATTGGTTTTCCAAGTTTTACCTTGCGACCACGATATTCTGCTTCTGTCAAGTTTTCTTTAGCATCGGCATTAATATCTCCATAAATCTCATAAAACTCATCGCCTTCGCAAGTATGCTCTTCACCTTCTGGAACCATTTCCCAGTTGGTCTTGCGATAGCATTCTTCATAAGCCTCGTTGGTACCTTCTTCCATGGCAGCTTCATAACATTCCCAACATTCATCTTGCATCTGGTTCTGTTCGTTATACATCTCTTCTACCATTTCTCTGATTATATTCTTCAGTTGTTCTTCTTTCATAAGGGTTTCCTCGTTCTTTTTTCTGCCTTGGCAATGTGCTTTTTGACTGAATCCTTTTGGATGACTACAATCAATGCTACGCTTGTATTTTTTGCTCCATTTTTCATCAAGTTCTTCAACGCCTTCTGATTTGTTGCCCCAGTTCTTTGCTCCTTTTTTACGGCATTTTACTAATGCACCAGAAGCATATGCACTTGGCCACACTTTATAGCGCGATTTAACTTTATAATAACAAGCATCTTTCTTTTCGTTCATCAATAGTTCTGACACAAGTTCTCCACCACAAATAGGGCACATATGATTTTCATTTACATTATCCATAGTAAATTCCTCTGTTTCTGCTATATTTTGTTTTTCTAAATGGTTTTTAACTTTCATCAACTCTGCTTGATTTAAATCGTCCAAATGTTCTTTACCCGTCAACTCTTTTGTAAGTTCAAGAAAGCTTGGCTCGTTGTCCCACTCAATACCTAAGTCGTCTGCAAGTTTATGTATGGTTTCTGGTGTTATAGATTCGCTCAATTCTTTTTTCAACGATTGCAACAAAGCACGAGCTACAACACGATCCTTTTCTTTTTCGGCATCGCTTAGTTGGTTGTAGTCAATATTCATCAATTTTTTTCTTTGTTGTATCTTATTATCCAGTTTACCAGACTGGCGTAGTTTTTCAGTATCATCAAATTGATCCGGATTTTCAACAAACTTTTTTGCCGTGACATTCCATCCTTTGTGAATAGCATTCGCAATTTTTTCGATGTCAGTGACGCCCATATCAATTACTTCTTTAGCATATGTTGCAGACATTACATTAGCCTGCCAACCAAAAGTATTACCCGTCGTGCTGCGACCATATCCATATGCTTGATCCAGTGCTTCATCGCTAATGGTTGCCAGTTGTTCAATAGAGAAATTGGAAGATTCTGTTATAGATTCCTCTGTTTTCTTTTTACAACTACCTGGTGCACCAGCAGGCACACCACGTACTCGTGAGTATCCCTTCCAGCACTTTAGTTCATCCATCTTATCAGCCTCGGTTTTTACATTTTTTGCTTTGCCGCTACGATCTGGATTTGGGTCTTCACGTCTCTTTCTGCGTGCAGCAGTTGCTCTACCTTTCTTTCCCATCGCTTGTGCAGACTTTAGTGGACGACACTTTGGTTTACCTTCGCTTGATTTTTCTCTGGCACATTGACCACGTATCTTACCGTCTGGACCAAATCTTACCCATTTCTCTTTAAACCATTTATGCAGGTTCTCTTCAATCTCTAGAAGTTGTTTCTCAACATCGTCCATAATATATCAAGCTCTATCTTGTATAGACTGTTGTTTACGAATGACATCCGACTGCTGTTTTTGCAACTTTGCTTTTGTGCGTTCTGCTCTTTGTATCTTTGGCTGAATAGTTTGTTGTAACTTAGCCATATCACCTTCTACTTTTTTAATATTAGCAGTTAGTTTGTCACTCTGAGCTTTTAGATTCGCTAGTTCTTTTTTATCCGCGTCAGTCAATCCAGTTTCAGCAGCAGATGAATCGAGTGTGGTATCAAGTTCATTAAGATCTTTTTCGTATATTTCGTTCATCATATTGACTGCGAGATTGAATACACTACTTTGCTTCATAAAGTATACCGCCGCATTCCAGTCTTCGGCTTTAATTCTCTTCTTCAACTCGTCGGCGTATCCGTCAAGTTTTTTTTGCCAATAACTTTTTGGCATATTACCATAACCTATTAACTGAAGGTGTGGATCGTTGGTGTCTTTTCCGGAAATAATATATCCATACTTTGACGCATCACCGTTGGTTTCCGCCAGTTTATGAGCAACCACATTTTGAATTACTTCTTTGAGTGTAGACTTATTCATTATTTTCCGTGCATTTTTAAGATTGCTTCAGCGGCGTCTTTTGCCTTCTTGGCAAGTTCAACTTCACGCTTTTCTTCTGGATTATCCATATCAGTTTCATCGTGATCTTTGCCTTCAAATGCCATCCACATTTCATTTATCTTTTTATTACCATCTTTCTTGGCATAAAAAATCTTCCACATAGTAGCATATGCTTTACCTTCATCGTCCTTATACTGTTTCAGCAGTTTGTCGTGAAGTTTCTTTGGAAAATCCGGTGGAGCTTTTTCATCTAGTCTCCATTCTTGTGCTACACCAAGTGGAGCAAAATCATCTTTCATGACTTCTTCAACTACTTCACGTATAATTTTTTTAAGTTCTGATTTATTCATAATATTAATCCTGTTTAGTTGGTTTTATGTTAAACTCTTGTTGTAGCGTTTTTAGTATTTTTTCACGCATATCTTCCGTTTCATCCATATCAGAACCAGACACAGTTATATTAATATACAATGTTGGATTAGTTTCTGTTGGTGAAGTTATATATGACGCAGCAGTGCGAGTGTTCTTGGCTTTTGCCTTTTTAACAGCCTCAACTATTATTTTTCTTAGTTCTGCTTTAGTCATTATTTTTTTAGGTATATATAAATATCAACTTAACTATAAAAAAGTATATTGAAATGTGTTTTACTCAGGTGATACCCGGGGTTATAGGGGGTAGATCAAAACTTGTCAAGATAAAATAAAAAACCCCCACTTTTTACAGTGAGGGTTTAGTATAGAACACTATAATAATATTAGAACTGGAGGATACAGTAATCCATCGTTAAAGTGACATTTATAGCAAGTGATTCTTGAGCACTCCAGTCAAGACCTGCCCCGTTAAAATCAACTTGAGAAGGAAATGCTCCTTTAATGTCCCACTTTTCAACAATGTCACCAACAGGACCAAGAACTTGAATCTGAACATCTTTCTTATACATATCGGCATATCCGTTACGACCAGTCACGGACTCGTGAGCAAGACGCACCCACTCCATCACAGCTTGTGCGCCAGATGGCACAATTGGGTCATATAGAGTGATCTGAATGTCTTGCCATTCACTCTTACCCTTGAGTTTACGCTTCAAGTTAATATGATCCAATACAATTGTATTGTTATTGATGCTAGGACGAGCCGCCGCCTTGATAAGATAGGCTGGGATGCCGTCGATGTTCATGATGAATCTGTTTTGAACCTTCGGCTCAAATGCCGTAAAGAATATTTGATTTTGATCTAGTAGCTCTGCCATAGTATTATCTTTCTGTTAATTGTTTATACAGGGTGTTTATCACGTATAATAAATAATAACAATAAACAGTATTTTTTATTTGACGTTAAATATATATAATCATAAACTGCTTTTAAACCGAAGAATACTATGGCCAGACCCAAGAAAAACCCAGACTTTGTAGAGCTAAAATGTAAAACTTGCAATACAGATTTCAGAGTGAAATGGCAGAAACGAAACAAGCAGAAGTATTGCTGTAAATCTTGTTCTAACAAAGACCCAGAAGTGTTAGCAAAAATGCGAGCGTCGCAGGTAGAAACCTCACTAAAAAAGTACGGCACGGATCATCCTATGAAGACTTCTGAAGTTGTAAATAATTTCAAGAACTCTATGATGACCAAATATGGTGTAGAACACGCATTGCAATCAAAAGCTATACTTGATAAAGCCAAATATACCAATGTACAAAACTATGGTGTAGAAAATGTATTGTCGTCAAAAAGTCCTGTAAGACAGCGGATAATGGAAACTTGGATTGAAAAGTACGGTGTGGACAATCCCGGCAAATCTAGAGATGTTATACAAAAACGAAGTAAACTCAAACAAGAGAACCATTATGAAAAACTAAAAACTCTGTTTAATTCGCAAAATGTAAAGTGGTTATGCAAACAAGAGGACTATGCGGGCTATCATTTCTCGCAGAGATACAAGTTTAATTGTAAAAAATGTAATAATGGATTCGAGTCTACAGTATATGTGCCAACAGATGTGTTCTGTGAACTATGCCATCCTGAAAAGAAAGAAACCGCAGAAACTGGTTTGCAAGAGTTCTTGGTGTCTGAAGTAAAGGGTAAAACTATACTACGAAATAATAGAGTTGTGTTGGATGGCAAGGAGCTTGATTTTTACATCCCCGATCTTTCGTTCGCTATAGAATATAACGGGTTGTATTGGCACAGAGCCAGCCATCCCAGAATGTCAAAAAACTATCATCTGGAAAAGACTGAGAAGTGTGCCGAGAAAAATATACACCTCATTCATATACTTGAAAGCGAATGGAAGCATAAGCAGAATATTGTAAAGTCAATCATACGTCAGTATGTTGGCGGGCACGTTGCCAAGATCCACGGACGAGAATGCGAAATACGAAAAGTAGACACCAAAGAAAAGAATGAGTTCTTGAACAAGTGTCATATGCAAGGTGAGGACAAATCATCTGTCGCATATGGCTTATACTATAAAAACTCCTTGGTCAGCATAATGACGTTTTGTAGAAGTAGATTTGACCGAAAAGTTGAATGGGAAATATCAAGGTTCTGCAATGCGTTGAATACTCGTGTGCACGGTGGAGCAACAAAGTTGTTTAGTATATTCCTATTGGATTATAAGCCAAAGAGCGTAGTAAGCTACTCTGACCGCAGATTGTTCTCTGGAGACTTGTATTCTAAGCTAGGAATGACCTTTGAAGGAAATACAGCACAAGGTTATCATTATGTATCTCCCGACTTTAGTACAGTATTCAACCGACAGATGTTCCAAAAATCTAAACTGGCAAAAAAGTTAAAAACATTTGATCCCAACTTATCTGAATGGGAAAATATGAAACTGAACGGATTTGACCGTATATGGGACTGCGGTCATACAAAATGGATATGGAGAAGCTCTACAACTTCTCAATAAAAACTTCCAGATGATCTTTGGATATTCCCACATAAGGATTTTTGTTAGACTTCGGCAATCCTTTCTTGGAACTGTATTCGCACTGTGTCCTGCGACCAGCGTGCATGTTTTTTTGTAATGCTTTTGCGTATTCGTCAAACGGCGAAAGAGTCCAACCGCCTTTCTGCTTCAGTGCACCAGAAGGTCCAAGATAGCAGGTCAAATGATGCCAGATATTTCCTTTGTACTCAAAGATTCTGGGCGAAGGCTTTTGAGCCAACACCCACTTGGGCTTATCTCCGTGATTTGTTTCCCAATCAATACAATGTGCCTCCAACTTAGCATCATATTCGGGATCTTCATATTCAGGATGTTTCTTATGATGAAAATACCATTCTTTGGTGGGAATGCTCCAATACTTTCCTGTGCTGGAAAAGTATTCATGATCAGGATGATTTTCGTCAATGATATTACCCTTGGCGTCTTTTAAGTAAATGAACTTGGTGCCTATTGACCAAGGATAGTTTGTCCATAATCCACCGCTGAGAAGAAAGAACTCATAATACGGCCAAAGAAACGCATAAAAGCCACGCTTGGCGGGAGGAGAATGATAGCCATCACAGTTCGAATCATATCCCTTTTGATTGACTGAACTAAGCCCACCAAACCGGGCAAACTTGATATTCTTTAGCATACCGACATATTATCACGCCGATATATTATGTCAAGATGTTTTTATTTGTTGTTTTCTAAGCTTTGAAAATGCCCTTGCGATGTCTATATGCACATCGTCCGAATACTTCTTGTATTTTAATGATATCTTTTTGATATATGGTTCAATATCTGGATATACTTTTAACGCTTTTGCAATCGCATATATATCATCTGCCGCGTCTTGAACATCCTTCTCATAATAACTATTGTTCATGGCGATTTCATCGACACTCATCTTATCGTCGTAAATCGCTGATATAGTGTCTTTTAGTTTATCTAACTTACCTTTTGCTCTTAGTATCTTAAATACAATATTTTCTTCACTTAGTTCGCCGCCCTTGTCTAATCCTGCTTGACGAAACTTGTATATCTTGTCAAGTAAATCTTTTAGCGGCTTTTCGCTGTCTGCATCCATCAAGTCGTCTATCTTCTTTGAGTACTCTTTATACTTCTTTTTTATAAGTGACTTGTTGAAGTTTGGACTTTCTTTCTTTGGTTCTTTTATCCATTCGTTTCGTAGAACACTATACTTTGATGCAGATACCTGTTCTGCCCCTATATCTTCAACATATAACTCAACATCAAAGTTTTTCATCACAATGTCGTGCTTGCTATTCCAACCAGTTTTAATCGCATCAAACATCGCCTGTGCGTCTTCTTTGCTCATATCAAGTTTGGAAAAATCAGTTGATATATGTAGATCAATATCTGAATATGGCGTCCAGTTATAATTGGTAATAGAACCAATAAGAAGTATGTCTTCTGTCTTGATGTTTATATCTTGGTTCTTTTTTAAGTCCTGCACAAAATCCATCGCGATCTTGATGAGCGATTTTCTTACTTCGTCATCAAGTCTCGCACCATCTTCATTGATGTTCCATATAGGAGCAAGTTTGTCGTTGTATAAAGGATAATTCATCTTCCACCTCGTCTGTTTGCTACATCCATCCATTTGATTACTTCATTGCGAACAACTTCTGCTATATCTTCTGAATACTGAGATATAGGAGTATCTGCTGCTGTAAGGTCTTTATGTTGATGTGCTACAATATTGTTTTTTATTAATACGTCTGCAAAAGCCTTGCACGCCTTTTCAAGCATAACCATGTCGGATACATGAAATTGTTCTTTTAGCAGCAAAGATTTTAGCGAAACGTGATTCATACAGACACAATCTGTTTAATCTTATTTATGCTGCTCGCCGCATCTTTATGTAAAATAGCAATTCTATTTTCACCGGAATTTTCCCAAGCAGTTATATTCTTGTCTGTATCATCAAGTAGTATATGAGTAAGTCTGACATCCGCTCTATCAATGATATATTGTGGCTTTGATACGCCGGACGAAGCAATAATAACTTGAACACTTGGGTCTATATGCTTGCGTATCCATGCAGTTTTCTGCTCTTTTATTTTTGTGCCGATGCCTGCACTCAGTACAACAGCGGGTGGATCTTTGAATCTATCTTTTATATAATCCCAAAGAACTTTAGCGTCTGGCAATGGTTCTAGGTCAAGCCAGAAATTAGGATTTTTATTTACTACTTTCCAAAAAGTGTTTTTGCCATTTTTTGCTTCATAGTCTTGAGGAGATAATCCGCCAGAAACTGCCTTGAATCCTTTATCAAGGTTTACAAGAACTCCGTCCATATCCACATACATTTGATATTTAAGTGGAGACTTTTCTTCTACTTCTTTCAATAGATTTTTTAGGAGTATATGCATATTTTATAAATATCACGGTTTTGTTGAATGCACAAGTTTTTTCTTTGAGTTTTCCCAAACTATCTCGACATCGTAACCGACCGACATTAACTTATTTGTTTTAATGGCATCTTTGTCCCATTTTTCTTTTGCTGTCATGCGCAAAGATTTATTATAATAATCTGATTTGTATTTTTTAGGATTGCAATGCCAATAATCCCCATAGCACTCAATTACTTTTTTGATCGAAGGTATATAAATGTCCACAGAACAATGAACGTCTTTTAGATATTTTTCAAGAACTGCATCTGGATATTTTAATAAAACAAGATCATACGTTTGTTTTTGAAACTTTGATATGCGTTTTCCGTTTGATAATATAGCAGAAGGGCTATCAAAATAGCACGCGGTTCCGTATTTTTTCATACAAGTATTTGCAGCTTTTTCTGGGTTGTTGTATTTATAATTTCCGTATTTTTCTAGTTTGGTTTTTGATATTTTCTCAACCGAGATTGGATCTTTCATAGGATTGTTGTCATTTATCCAAATTTTAAGTTTTTCTCTCTTTTCTTTTGAACTTCTGTTACATTCATTTGAGCAATATTGCTGCAATTTTCCAGATCTTGGGTGTAGTATTCTTTTATATCTGTCAAACGGTTTATTGCAATTTAAGCAATTTACAATTTCGTGATTTTGCGATTTTCTCCAAGCATACATTGCTTTTGTATCTATGAATCTTTTATTTCTGTGCTTCCAATCAACAGTAAAAGATTTACCGGTCCATTCGCAAATTTTATTTATTGACATTGGGTTTCCATAATTTGTTTTCATATAAATATAAATATATGAACCGGTAGGCAAAATGATGAAATCTTGCTATATAAAAAAGAAACCCACTAAAAAGTGGGTTTCTTGTAATCAATTTTTTATGATTTATGCGCTCGGAAAAACGGCACCCGAAGGGAGTACATTGAAGTCCAATACAATCATTTCAGCGGTACGTGTTGGCTGAATATAGATCTGACCATACAATATGCCACGATCAACTAGATCAGGTGTATTGTTGCTGTCGTCCATAACAACCTTGAAGGCATACACACCCGAACGCTGCTGTACGCTTTCCAAGTATGGATTGACGATGTTCAAGAAACGTTGACGAGTTGTTGCTACGTTCTGTTCAAACACTAGGAATCTTGAAGAAGAAGCGATGAACTTCTTCAACGCGATCAATAGACGGCGAACATTTACGCGATCCAATGCACTTGGATTACGTTGCAGTGTCTTCTGACCCCAAGCCACAACGCCTTGACCAGGAAACGCGGCGATTGGGTTTACGTGACCTTCATATAGAGTATCACGTTCAGTGTGTGTCAATCTATCTGCTACAGACACAGCCGTTGGGATACCGCCTCGATTTAGACCTGCTGGGGCAAACCACTCAGCGGCAACTTTATCGTTGGCGGCATAGACGCCCATCATTACTACTGAAGGAGGAACGTTCATGATCTTGTTACTATTGGTCTCAGTAACTTTGACCCAAGGATAATATGTTGCAGCATAGTTTGTATCAAACTGACCGGCCAGATCTACTACGTTTTGAATAGCAGTTGCACCGGCTGTTTGATTTGGAGCAATGTCCATGATATAGAATGCGTCGCCACGACGTTCGCACATATCAACGATTGAAGTTGCTACATATGCGTGGTCTTCGTAGTTAATGCCGGGAACAGTGATGAGGTTGAAATCAAACTCATCCGCATTGCTTAAAGCAGCAATTGATTGTCTATAAGCATATGTACCACGACTTGTTGACGTAGAGCAATCTAGTCCCTGTTGATTTGTTGGCAATATATCATTACCAATTAATACTGGAACAGATGGCGATTGACCATCAAATCCACCTTGGAATCCTAGAACAAAACGACGCTTCTTAACATTTGTATTTTCTTGAGAAGCAACATACAATGGAGAAACTCCGCAATATGTTTCTAGGTCAAACGCAACATTAGCTCCTACCGCAGAACCTTGTGGTACTGGAGCGAAGTATTGCTTATTGTCTAGTTCTGGACCGACGCTAGATCCATTTGGATATAGAGCAGCAAGATCCGCGTCTGCTTGTGCTGGTGCTGGTTGGAATACTACACCAGAAGCATATCTACCTGGCTGTAACAAGTACGCCGAGGCAGAGCAGTATTGCATCGCAGGAATCTTGCCCAAACGAGCATAATCACCGCCGACTGGTGTGGCATATGGACCAAATCCATATGGAATTGCGTCAACTGGCCATGGAGCAGTTGCCATTTCAACACGAACATATTTGCTCTTTTGTGGGAAGTCTCCAAATTCCAGAATCTTACCGTTGAAGTCGATATAGTTGTATGTGTCACCAATACGACGAGCAACATAATTTGCACTATTGACATCCAAGTTTAGATTATCAAAACGTTCTAGATATACAGGCTTTAGGTCTGTATCACTATAGCTGCGAACCGCCAACGTGAATGAACCATACGAGGTGCCAGGTACAGAACCAGGTGACTTTACGTTTGATATTTCAAGTTTATATGCTGTATTTGCAGCGGTGCCATCTGTCAGAGTATGTACCTTGAATAGATCATATGCAGCACTCGAAGACACTCCGCTACCAGTAAAGGCAGCAATTAGCTGTGAGCGAATGAACGGAGTATATGCATTTGTGAGATCAAATGCGGAAGTTCCATCTGCTGGCTCAATACCATCTTCAAAATCCATTGCGTCGCGAGAAAAAATAGCAATCTTCCAGCTACCAGAAGCAATCATTTGATTTATAATTGTTTTGGTACGATGTTTGAAGTTTTTGTATGTGTATGCTGCTTCAATCTTTTGACCAGCAGCAACAGGAACATAACCAGCTTTTGGATCAGTACCAAACACGTTTGTAATATATTTGTTTGATTCTTCGTCCAATGAGAACTGATATGTACCATAAGAAGAACTTGCCGTATTTCCGCTTCCATCTGTATAGATAGTGTTTAACGCCAACGAGAAATCGGCGGTGACAGAAACGACCGACGATGTTGATAGCAAAGATCCGCTGAATCCATATAGATTCTGACTGCGATCATATGCGGTATTTGCCAATACGGCCAACAATACGCTATCACTTCCGGTGGCATAAGAAGAACTTCCACACCCATCCTCGGTCAATCCAACACCTGGAGTAAATGCGTTTGGATTGAACGCACCATATGAGCCAGTTAATACACCTTCAATTTCAAGTTCAAAATCGCAAGCACCTGGTATGCGGCGGATTGTCAATGAAGACAATCTTGAACCGTTCCAAGGAGCATCGCCAGAAATAGTGAATGAGGTATTTGTCGCAGAAGCTGTGGCAAAGAAGTAATCCAAGCAACCATCGGAAGCAGTAACTGCTCCGTATAGGTTTGTTGAAGAGCTTGCAAATGTAGCAACTTGTAGTGTACCAACTTCGATGGTTTCATCCTCATAGAAACCGCTATCAAATGTTACGCTAACGCTACCAGTAATTTTGAATACGCTATTTGCCGCAGAATTTGGATATAATGTTGCGTCAAGTAGAGAACCAGAAACTACCGAATTTTCTTGAAAGCGTCCATATTGACCAGGTGTAGCTGTGACAAACAATGCTTTCTGTTGATTGTATCCAGAAAGACCGCCAACGCGGACAACTGTGACTTGTCCTTGCTGACGAAGATATTGCTGGGCTGTGATTGGGCCGTATAGTGTGCCGTCCGCATCACCGAAGATGGTGCTTAAATCACCTTCGCTGTTAATTACGGTTGGTGAAAATCCCGGTCCTTTTGGGAATGGGGCTACTACCACGCCGCCGATTGCTGCTACGCCCTGTGCAAGAAACGATTGATCTACTTCTCTGGTGAATACACCAGGCGAAACGATTCGTTCTGAAGGGCTATATGTTCCATTTTGTTCGATTGCCATAGTTTTTTAACTCCTATATAAAAAGTTGTAAATATAAATATG